TGACGGCACCACAACCAAGTCCGACGTTCAAACGGCGCTGGCGGCTGCGGTAACCGCGTACCTGCGGGAACTGACAGCTTCCGCCTTCGCGGACAACGTGGACCTGCAGCTGGAAACGCTGGCGGACAAGACCTACACCGTGCTCTATAACCGGATTGCCTTCCTGTTGCTCTCCATCCCCGGCGTGGTGGACTACACCACTCTGCAGGTGAGCGGCGGTACCGCCAACATCACGGTGCCCGCCGACGCTGTGCCGGTGTTGACGGGGGTGACGGTATCGTGAGAAAGCTGATTGCCCGGTACCAGGACTTCTATGCTGGATCCCCAGAGTTCGTAGATCTGCAGGAAGCACTGGAGCCAGAAGCGCTGGCCCTCTGGGAGGCCCGTGACGGCCTCCTGGATCAGCTGGTCGTGGAGACCGCCACCTGGGGCCTGAAATACTGGGAGCAGACGCTGGGCATCCCGGTGGATGAAGCCAAGGAACTGGATTACCGTCGCAGCCGCATCAAGTCCCGTCTGCGCGGTGCCGGCGTCACTACCGTGGCTCTGATCCAGAACGTGGCTGAGAGCTTCTCCAACGGTGCTGTGGCCGTGACGGAGTATCCGGCCCAGTGCCGGCTGGAGATCAAGTTCGTGGGTACCATCGGTATTCCGCCCAATATGGACGATCTGACGCAGACGCTGCGGGATATTCTGCCCGCCCATTTGGAGTGGGCGTATGTGTTCGTTTTTAACACGTGGGCCACCGCTGGTGCACTGACATGGGGGCAGGCGAAGGCCTTTACTTGGAAACAACTGAGGGAGTGTGATTTGAATGGCTGAGACCGATAATTTGAAGCTGGCCTTGACCGGCAGTAATGAATATGTGGATGTAGAAGTCCTCAATGAGAATTTCAGAAAAATCGACACGTCTGTCCTACTTGCGCTGGCCGCTGCGGCGCCGTACAGCGCGGCAGCTACCTATGCGGTCGGCGCGTACTGCACCAAGGGCGGCAAGCTGTACCGCTGCACGGTGGTGATCCCCCAGGCGGAAGCATGGAACGCGGCTCACTGGGCAGAAACCACCATGGGAGCCGAGCTGGTGGCGATCTATACGACTTTGGCTAACAAGGCTCCCGGCGGGTACGGGCTGGGGGCAATATGGAATCAAGCCCCAGAGAATGATGCAAATCAAATTCCGGGAACAGGCTGGTTTGTAGCGCATCAAAATACCCCGAATAGCGGGTGGTGGATCATCCAAGAAATAACTGATGGTACCGCCGTCCGCTACCAATACGCTTTTAATAAAGAGTACAACAGTGGGGTACCAGGGACCATCGTCTGTTTACGAAGCAAACAACAAAATAAAGACTGGTTCCCATGGGAATGGATCAATCCACCTATGGATCTGAACACGGAATACCGGACTACCGAGCGGTATATGGGCAGGTCAGTATACAAAAAGCTGGTCGCTCTTGGAGAGGCCCCATCCACTAAAGGCACCAAGGAAATTTTCCCATTCGGTGAAGATTATAACGCTGGAACCTATAACGTGTTTTCTGTTGATGCCCACATTTCCAACACCCCAAGTGACGCAGGCTGGACAATTACCATGCCATATTTTGACAACGGTAACCTTACGGTCAATATAGTATTTTCTGGCAGGCGGATTGATTTTTATTCCAGTGGCATGACAGGATATTATGGTTTCGCGCTACTGAAATACACAAAGGAGGCTGACTAAAGGCCGTTCATGTTAGTCTGCTGTCTTTGTGTACCAAATCGTGCATTGCGCTGTTCCGCCGGTCTCTGCAAACCACTGATCATCTGTGCGTAAAGTAATTCCGGTGTAGTTCACAAATACATAAATACTGGCGTTGTTTACTTTGCGGCCAATTTCATGATAAGGAAGCGCAAAAGTGTTTCCGCCAATATCTACATTGCCAGTCCACGAAATGATCCGGCTTATACCCGGGCAGGAAAAACCGATGGTTTTGTTAGTATTAACGTCAGGAACGGCACCGCAATCAATGAGCTTGCAATACACCGGCTTGCCTAAGTATCGTTCCGTGGTGCGATACTCAGTGCCCAACTCCATGGGCGGGTTGATCCATTCGACGGGCTGCCACTTCCCGTTATCCTTCAGCATTCGCCACAATCCGTTGGTAGTGCCTCTCGGGTCAGGCGAAAGGCCGATCAGTGATGCGCTCGTCCCCAATATTTTTGATAAAACAGCAACGACATTTCCGGCCCCATAATATTGGCCTGTTGAGCTTGGGCCACGTGCATAAATACGTTGCGATGTTCCGTCTGGCATATCGGCAAGTAACACATCAAGCTTGCCACAGTATGTTTCATAGGTGTCTTCGGCGTCGGATGCGAGCACATCTTTCATCGCTTCACCCCACCCAAACCCGCCGGGAGCCTTGTTAGCCGAAACAATACGGGTAGGCCCCCGCCCCGGAGGACAGGGGCCAGTTGGTTACTCGGTAGCAGTGCCGCCGTACTCGGCAGGCACCAGATCCGGCAGCCCGCACTCATTGATGAGCACGTCCGCCACCTGAGCTTTCAGCTTGGGAGGGACGTCCGCAAACTCCCACGGTTTCCCGGTCTTGGGGTTTTTCGCCTCCATGCAGATCTTGCTCGCGTACAACATAGCCATCATTTCTTGATCTCCTTTCGATAAGTAAAAATATAGGTTCAGGGCCACTTCGGCCCAAAACTCACGCATAAACAATATCGCCCATCTCCAGCAGGCAGTTTTCCAAGAACGTAATGTTCTGCGCCTGCATCTCCATCTGGGCTTTGAGCCGCTTGTTCTCATCCGCCAGCTCATCATTGGTTGGAGGCGGCGTCTGCGGGCGCTCATCCTCCGGCACCCGCTCAATCGTGATACTTCCGGGCCACGCTTCGGCCTGTGCGAGAGCGAGGTTGCTATCATACTGCGCCGCCAGTGTTTGGATCGCCGCTTCACATCCTGCCTCCCGTCCTACCTCCTTGCCCTCCTCATCACGGATGATGGAAATCATCTTATAGCGGATGCGGGCAATGCCGTCCGCCTCCAGCCAGTCCGGGTGCAGCTCGTTCCAAGCGGCCACCTCTTCCTCTGTGGCCCCTTCCGTCCATGCTGTACCGTCCCAAACGGGGACTATGTATCCAGATGGGGCCGTGCTTGTCCGCATGACGGGCGGCGTCGTGTCGATCAGCTGCTCGCCCTCATGCAGCGTGTAATTCTGCACGGTTTCCACGCCCTGATCCACCAGCACGAGGACATAGGTGACATATCTCTTCTCTGCGTTGATTACGCAACAATGTTTTTCGGTCATTCCGACCTCCTTTCCCGGCCATACGGCCGTTTTTCAAATAGATTTTTGGTATAACTTCGGCTAACAAGGCTCCGGCCACCCACGCCGCCCAGCATGCCAAGGGCGGTGCGGACCCGATCACGCCGGAAAGTATTGGGGCGGTTGCGTATGACGCGCCGCAGAATCTTTCCAATAAAGAGAAGGGCCAGGCGAGGGGAAACATTTCCGCGTTAAACGGACAGTTTTTATATGCAGAACATGTTGGTGGGCAAATCGGCTGGTATCGAATCACGGAGCCATTCTCTTACTACAGCACAAGCGGGTATCTCACAGTATCCCATGCATGGGCGAACGGAGGCGCGTCCGAGTTGCTCTTAGGCGTATCTTCGACACCCGATACGCATGGAAAACTCCAATGTTTGAGGAGCGTTGGCCAAATCAATAGCGGGCCATATATTTCCAATGCTCGCCTTGTAAAAGTCGACAGAAGCACGTTAGCTTTGGACCTCTACGTATCGGGAACGGGCAAAAATGATTGGGACTTGCAACTCTGCAATTGCGGACACAATCCGATTACACTGACTACTCCGACATTTATTTCCGCAGATGATACGCTACCAAGCGGAGAGACCCTTGTGGCCGTGATGGAATACCAAAACCCGCCGATGAAGCTGGGCGTGGAATATAAAACTATGGAGCGATATCTTGGAAAGCCGGTGTATACCATGGCGTTTTCGTTCGGCGCACTGCCAAATACATCGGATAAAGGGGTGGCGATGCCGGGAACAGACGGCACCTGTAAAATTATCGAGATTCACGGATATGCCTCAAATGAAATGTCATTGCCAGGGGTTTCGGGGGTGTCGGAAGCCTTGCAGGTAACATTGACAGGCATCGGGAATACAGCCTATATCAAAACCGGTGCAGATAGATCGAGCGCAACTGCGACGATTGTGGCTAAATACATCAAGACCACCGATTGATATGGACTACTGCATGATATGCGGGGCCATTGTGCCGGTGGGGCGGTGGGTTTGCCTGTTATGTGGCAAGAAATTGATTCAGGTGTAGAACGACACCGTAAAGCTACTCGCTTGAACAGTTGCCTTGTCAGAATTGTTATATGGATAGAATGTTATTTCTCCGTTTGTGTAAATAATCACTTTCGCCGCCCATGTGTTTACTGTTCCGGGCGTCCACCAATCTGTGTCTGATATTTCAGATACTTGTATACGCGGGCGATATCCTTCCGGGAGCGTAGCAAGCACAGACCTGTAAGGTATACATTCACCGTTGTCCAATCTCACCGCCTGTGCAACTACTGTAACCATTCCAAACTCGTTCTTCCTGTATGTTATAGACCCTGTATAACCGATAGATAGTGGCAAAGTAAGAAGATTCGGAATGCTTTTACCAGCCTTGTTAGCCGAAGTTATATCACGCGCACAGCTTGTTATAGCTGTGCCGGACAACCTCCTGTGAGAGCTGCGCATAGATCTGTGTGGTGTCAAGGTTTGAGTGGCCCAACAACTGCTGGATGACTACGATATCCATGCCTGCGTTAAGTGCGCTGGTGGCAAAGGTATGCCGGAGCTTATGCGGATGCAGAGGAACTGACAGCCCAGCCCTTACACCGATACCCCGTATGATTTTTTCAATGGCCTGACTGCCAAGCGGCCCATAGGGAGCCGTATTGCACGAGAACAAGTCGGAACTGCTCTTACTGTGAGCGAGGTAGGATTGGAGCGCCAGCTTCGCCCGAACACTGAAATATACAGTCCGTATTTTATCACCTTTGCCCCGGACTTCTATTGTCCGCGATTGAAAATCCACCGCACTGACCGGAACATTGGTTAACCACGCCGGGGGGCAGCCGGTGGAAAGGTACAATTCAAATATGGCCCGTTCCCGGGGCGTCTCGAGAACGGCCCGACACCGCTCCACCTCCTCCTGGGTGAGGGGCTGACGGGTGTGCTTCTTATCAATGCGGGCGCTGCGGATGCGGTTCATGGGATTTCGCTGGATCTTTTCCTCCGTTTGGAGCCAGCCGAAGAAGCTACGCAGACAGTTTAGGTAGGTCTGCACGCTATCCTTTTTCATGTGGCGTTCTTCCTTCAGGTGGGACAACCACCGGCGCACGTGGTCCGTGGTGATCTGGGCGGGCGGCAGATCCAGCCATTGACGGAACAAGCTAAGAATCTGTCTGTAATTTCGGATGGATTTTTCGGACAGGCTATCTGCCCGCTTTGCGGCCAGAAATTCTGCAATGCTGTCCTCCAAACTGGAGCAGGCGGCGGTGGCGGTGATGGTGTACCCGGAAAGGATCTCCCATATTGCGGTCTTTGCGTCCGACCGATCAATGGCCGTGCAGATCGCGGTGTACAGTTCAACTTTTGGTTCCATATCAATAGCCCCCTTCACTAAATTGGAACCATTATAATACAAATCACAGAAAGAAGGTGCGGATGTGTACGCAATCATCAAAGCCTCCAGAATGGAGGTATTCGACAACCGGACGCTGCGGCTGACGCCGGAACAGGTGAAAGCCCGGACCGGCTGCACCCACGTCATAAACGGCTATTTCTTTAGCGGCAACTTTCAACCGCTTGGTTGGACGGTGATCGATGGCAAAATCATTAGCCGGGACGCCTATCAGGACTGGGGTATTTCCGTCGGCGCTGATGGAGCGCCGCAGATGCTGACGGATCGAGGCGGCAGCTTTCTTTCCGGGGTGCCTCTTTTGAAAAATGGGGCGAAGCTGAAGCGAAACCTGACGCCGGATGTGGCCCGTCCAGCAGAACGGACGGCCGTTGGCTGGCTGAGAGATGGGAGGGTGCTGATCTGGTGCGACAAGATGATCCTCACCAGGGAGCAGCTGCAGGACAAGCTGCTGTCCCTGGGATGTGTGGACGGCCTGATGCTTGACGGCGGCGGAAGCACGCAGGGGGTATTCCCTGCCAGCAAGATGGTCAGCAGCCGCAAGGTGCCCACACTCCTATGCTTCTGGGAGGAGACCAGCGAGAAAAAGGAGGAAACCAAAGTGGAAACGAAAAAGAAAGTCTGCCTGGATGCCGGACACAGCGCCAGCAACAAGGTCAACAAAAGTCCGGACGGTACATACTTCGAGCATGAGTTCGCCCTGGACATGGCAAAGCGCATCAAGGCCCATCTGGAGCGCCACGGCGTGGAGGTGGTGGAGACCCGGCCGGATGGGGGCGACGTGTCCCTGGGTGAGCGGTGCCGCATCTCTAATGCGGCCAAGCCGGACCTGTTTGTGAGCCTGCACAGCAACGCCACGGGGACGCTCTCCACAGGCTCGGACGGCTGGGGCAATGCCCGGGGATGGGAGTGCTATGTGTACGGCCTCTCCGGGGCGCGCTATAAGGCCGCAAAGACCATTCTGGCAAGTGTGGAGGGTGTGGCACCTGCCATCCGCTCCACGCCCATTCTGGCGAAGCCGGGGCTGTATGTACTGGCTCACACCAGCGCTCCGGCGGTGCTCATTGAACATGGGTTCCACACCAGCAAGGAAGATGTGGCGTACCTGAAAGACAGCGCGTACCGGGAGAAGCTGGCGGCGGCGGAGGCCCGGGGCATCCTGGAATACTTTGGAGTTGCATGGAAAGAGGTATCGGAGCTGGACGCAGCGGTGGACAAGCTGGCGGCGGCAGGGATCATCGACAGCCCGGATCGGTGGAAGAAGCTGGACTTTACGGAGAACAGCGTGCGGCTGCTCATCATCAAGATGGCGGCGGCGCTGAAATAACGAAGGAGGATACAGTCATGATGGAGAACGTGACGAAGTTCAAGGCGGAGCTGGCCGCTGTGCTGGCAGCCCA